AACAATTTGTTATTTATTGTATATAATCTTAATTATTTAAAAATTAATTAATAACAAATTTCATTTATTTTTCATTCGATGCGTTAAGTATACAAAAATTTTTACCAATATCATTTTAATAGACAATATGAACAATAATGAACTGTGTTACATCACACCTAAAAAAATTAAAAAACAATTCGATATCACCTCCACAACATTGCGAAGATGGTCTGAACAAGGAAAAATTCAATGCATTAGACCTAACTCATCAGAAACAAATGGAGGTAAACGAATATACAATATTAATGATATTAAACGAATTCTTGGATTACCAGATGAAGTTACTCTCATCGAAAAAAAACGAATCTGTTATGCAAGAGTTAGTTCAAATCACCAAAAAGGGGACCTTGAACGACAAGTTAAGCTATTGGAAGAAAAATATCCAAACACAACTATCATTAAAGATATCGGAAGTGGACTTAACTGGAAAAGACAAGGACTTAAAACCCTTTTGGAACAGGTTCATTCAAATAATGTCTCAGAAGTTGTGGTTACCTACAGAGACCGACTTTGTAGATTCGGATATGAACTCCTTGAATGGATCTTTGAAAAACACAATGTTAAGATCATGGTTCTCTTCTCGAATTCAAACGACGAAGGTAACCCCTCTAATGAACTTGCAGAAGACTTATTGGCAATCACTACAGTTTTTGTTGCAAGAAATAATGGACTCCGAGCAGCAATCTATAAAAAATCAAAAAATAATAAAACAAGACAAGAAAACGATGAATAAAAATTTATCATTATCAAACAAAATATTAAAATACGTTAATTATACTGATATTGAAAATGTAAATAAATCAATTGAATTACATAATGATTTAAGAAATTATTTAAAAATTAAAAAAGAAAAAGATTTAAATAAAAAAAGAGACATTAAAAAAGACAAAAATAAAAATTATTTAGATCCTCGTGATAAAGAAGAAGCTGGTAAATCAAGACGTATAAGAATTTATCCAACAAAAACACAAAAAGAAACTTTAAATAAATGGTTTGGGTGTTCTAGATATATTTATAATCAATGTATTAAATTGGTATCAGAAAAGATATGTGATAACAAAATAGATTCTTTACGTAATAAAATTATAAATGAAGAAACAAATATATATAGACATCAAAAATGGTTAAGTGATTACCACTATGACTTAAAAGATGAAGCAATAAGAAATTACTTATTTAATGTCAAATCGAATATGGCTAAAGGAAATCATTTAAAAATTTCTTTTAAGAAAAAAGGAAATGAATCAATTTCAATATTAGCAAAACATTGGAATAAAAATAACTTTTTCAAAGATATTTTAACAACTGCAGAATTAAAAACAAGTGAAGTACTACCGAGGATATTATATACGTGTAGATTAATAAAAACAAAAACAAATAAATATTTTTTAAGCATACCAGAACCACTTAAAAACCAAGACCAAGAACATATGAATAAATCAATTTTTATAGATCCTGGTGAATATCAAATCTTAACAGGTTTTGACCCAGATGGATATGTTATAACATTTGGAAAACAAGATATAGGTCATATAGCAAGACTAAAACATTATTATAGAAAGTTGCAAGGAAAAATAACAAAAGTGAAAGATTCTAAAAAACGTAAGAAAATGAAGATAGCATTGTTAAGAATAAATGAAAGAATATATAATTTAGTTGATGATATGCATAAGAAAATTACAAATTTCCTTGTTAAAAGTTATAATAACATACATATTCCAAAATTGAATTATCATAATTTTAAAAAAATGAGTAAGAAACATAAATCGATATTTGCGAGTTTAAGACATTGTTCATTAATTGATAGATTAATTAACAAAACAAGAGAATATCCGAAAACCAAGGTATTCATAGAAACTGAAGAGTATACATCAAAGACTTGTACAGGTTGTGGTAACATTGATATTAATTTAGGTAACAAAAAAGAATACAAGTGTTCAAAATGCTATTTAAATATTTCAAGAGATACAAATGGTGCGAGAAATATAATGTTAAAGTGTTTATATAAATACTTTAAAAGAGCTTTTGTTACAGATATGTAATAAAAGCGTTGCCTCTCCGGCCATCTTTAATTAGGTGCAAAGAATGTATTGTTCATTTAATACATTTTTAATAGGAGCGAGCTGTTAAATTAATTAAACATTTTGTCTTACTAATCCAGTTAGAAAAATCCCTTACTGTTTAAAATATTGCTTGTAAACTTGCTTAGTAGTAATATTATTGTATATAGAAATTCCTCTATTATACATTATTGCAATTAAATTAAAGTGTATCTTGGAATTTGTATCACGTGACACACTGTTGTACGTGTTATTATACACATTTAAACCATTAAACATTTTAAAATACAATAATCTAAATTACTATTCAATTCTTTTTACAAATTAACATTAAGTGTAATAATCAGCTGTTTGTGATGGATCATATGGTCTTGTGTTGTTGTAAGATACAAATTTAGTAGTTGTATTAATACCTGTTATTTTTATGTTGTCTTGGACATATTCATATATTTTATCCGTATTACGTGATATAAGTACCATGTATCTTTTAATTATCTTATTAGTGTAATCATACATCATATTTGTCTTTGGAACAGCGAATATAAACCTATGTAGATTATTTATTGTATTTGATCTTAACATTACTGATTGTTCAAACATTTCTGTAACATTTGTAGGATATCTTTTATTTTCTTCATAGTATTCCTCTATTTCTTTTCTTAATCTTAAAATATTATTGGTTCCTTTTAATAATAAATAAAATTCAGAATCATTCCATTCTGATAATTGCTTTATACTATATAAAAATTCAATCAAATTACTATCAATGTATAAACTTGATAATTTATTACTATTGTAAATCTCATTTACCTGTTTCTTTGTTAACTTAGAAGCAATGGGTCCACTGCTACGTAATTTTTTGTCAATGTATACATTAACTGTCTCTTGTAAAACATTTAAGTGATACATGATTTGATTATTTGTATTTCCAATCGACTTTTCACTGTAACTAATGTAATTACCGACAATCCATAATGTAAATGCAATTAATATAATGATAAATCCATAATTATTTGGATATATATATGTAAATACAAATACTATTAATATAGAAATCACAATTACTTTCATTAGGAAATTCTTATCTGATAATGTAATATCACTACCCCCTTTTACTATATTTAAAATAGAATCCATTACTTAATAATAACTTACAAAATTAATATTAATTAATGATAGTTAATTAACTGTTACAAAATTAATATTAATTAATGATAGTTAATTAATTGTTAAACGAAATAAGAATTAGTATAAGGTGAAATAGAAAAACAAAGCATTAATTCGTTTTCTATTTCTTTTTATTTTGTATTTAAAATGTAAAAGAATGTCATCGGTTGATTATACAAGTATTGTTGGTTATGTATTGTTTGTTGTGTCTGAACTTTTGCCATTGTTACCTATACATACAAATGGTGTTTTTCATAGTTTTTTAATTGGACTTCAAAAAAGTTTTAAACAACCTGATAAAGACATTGAATTAGCTCAAAGATTAATTAATAAAAATCCTTCTGTAACTAATTTAATCAATACAGTATCAACAAATCCATCTATTCAAAATTGTGTACAAAATATATTAGATAATGTAAATGTAGTTCCCTATGTACAAATGTTATGTAATAGTCCTGAGTTACAAACTATTTTTCATGCAGCAAGTACAAATCCTATGCTATTAAATAACATTAAAAATCTTATTTTAGTAACTCATCAAAATAATTTAGCACAAAATCAATCACTCACGCCAACGCCAGTACCAACACAACCTAGTAATAGTAGTATTATTAGAAATAGCATAATGGGTGTTGGTGGTGGTGGTAGTAGTGTGAGCGTCAATGGTGTAGGACTAGGACTCGGAAACGGTGATGGTGGTGTCGGTTTAGCAAGTATTGTAACAAGTAATAATGTTGGTGGGAATTAACAATCCATTTCATCTGGATTATAGTAATGTAGGAATTTCCCATTTACGGAATGTTTATATCCTGTTACGATTATTTTGCCCAATGTAACTTGTAAATGACAATCATGACACAAAGTTGCTAAATTAAATTTCTCATTTTTATGAAAATGTTTATTATTAATAAATCCTTCTTCATTTGCGTTTTTTTGTTCGGAAATATGATGTGTTTCTAATTGTTTCGTACTATTGCAAATTTCACAAGTATTTATTATCTTTTTTTTATTATAAACACTTTTTTTTTTAGAAAGTACACTTGTTTTATTATTTATTAAACTATTACGAATTTTAAAAGCAGTATCTATAAAATCATCATCATCTATTATATTTTCAGCTACTTCAATACCATACAAATCAGACCCAGGTCCATCTTTTAATAATCTTTCAAATATGATATTTTTATTTTGTATAAGAACACTTAAATGTTTGATTTGTAAAGATCCTTCGTTTGTTAAATTAACAATTTCTTGTATTTTGGGAATACCATGTAAATGACTTGTAAAAAAGAATTTCGTACCATTATTTTTTAATTTTAAAATCATTGATGATACTAATCCCATTGCACTGTTACTTTCAGTTCCACGTAATGTTTCATCACCTAAACAAATGGTATTCTTACCACTGCATTGTAATATTTTTTTTAATCCTGCTATTTCAGTGATAAATGAACTCTTACCAGCATATAAATTATCAGTTAAATCAACTTGTGATATAATAGTATTAAAAGGATAATATTTAAATGATGAACATGGTACGTACAATCCAGATTGACTAAGAACTACACAAATTCCTATTGCTCTTAACAATGATGATTTACCACTGCTATTTAAACCATATAATAACATTCCTTGTGTTTTATCATTTAAAGAAATGTCATTTGGAATATATTCACATCCTGTATCTAAACGTTCTATAATAAGATGTCTCATGGCCTTTGCTTCTAGAAAACTAGAAGGCGACACCTCCGTTTCAGTTTCGTTCTTTACAATTTCAGGTCGACAGTAATTGTATTTCGTTTTGCATTTATAGTTTGAATATGTAACATCAAGGATTTCTATAAATGATTTTAAAACATTAAATACATTACTGTATTTTGTATAGTAATTTGATAGTATGTTTATATAATGTAAATTAATTTTAGTATTGAGCAATTCTCTGGAACTTATTAGTACATTTGATAATTGTGTTAATTCAGGTGTGTAAAATTTAGTTACACTGTTTGTTTGCTTTATTTTAAAACTCTCATACGATTTGTCATCGCATTCTTTTAATTTTGATAACAACATTTGATATCTGATTTTTGTACATGTAAAGGAATAACCTTCGCCGTCGGTATATACAAGTTTTATGTAATCACATTCATTGTTTATTTTGGAATTATAAAACATTCTTAACTTTTCTTTTTTTTCTTCGATTGTATTTATTTTTTCTTGGATAATATCCAATTCATTTATAACACCTTTGTTAAAGTAATTTGAAATTTCATCCTTTGTTGTATTTAAACTGTATTTGTACATTTCATTTATATTGAATGTTTCTTTGTAAGAATTTATATAATCGTACAATCCGTTTGTTGTAATGTCATCAGGTAGTATCTTTGAAAAAATATTTAATTGTTCCTGTGAAAATGAAGACATAATACCTATTATATCCAATATAATATGATAACATTTGTGCAATTTTTCAAATTCATAAGGATGTAATACATCTAATGCCATTTTACGATGTAATCTTTCAAAATCAACAATATCACCTAATAATTTTCCTATAGCATCTCTTTTATTACTATCAATACCTTCAAGTGTTTCTGTTAATAAATATCTTTCTTCGATTTCTTCAGGATTCTTAAATGGTTTACATAAAACCGAATGTAAATATCTTTTTCCAATTGCTGTTTTTGTATGATTGATTATATTGAAAACACCCTTGTCAATGTTTAACTGTGATAAAGTATCCAATTCCAAAATTAAATGATTAGATTCATTCACGATATTTGGTATATTTAAATTGGAAATGTATTTTAAATCATGTTTGCTCATAAAATTAATTGTATATATCAAATTACTTATTGACAATGGTGTTTTTTGTAAATTCAAATATTCAATCGGTTGAATTAATCCAAATTTAATGTGTTTATACACATTTGTTAGGAATTCATTTTGATAATTACTTTTGAAAAATTCAGCATCAGCACCACCACCACCACCGACACTTTTACAAATACGATATACTTTTACATTTTCATAATTTATTTTAAAAAAGTTGGAAATCTTATCAAAGTAATCTGGCGTATCAGACTCCTTGTCATTTGTTATGATTCTTATGTGAATTTCCTTTGCAAAATATCTATACAAAATTCTATCAATTTCATTTAAACATGATTCGATTTTATTAGGAATAAAATTAAATGTATTTTCTGTTATTTGTATGTCATTTGTGAAATTATTTACACAACAAATGGAACTTGTTATTTTTCTAAATGTACTTGCGTTTTTCTTATTTGATGTTTTCAAAATTGGTGTAATATCTAAAAGTATATTTACCAAGTTAAATGAATTGTCTACACCATCGCTGCTTATATTTAAATCCAATGGCTGTAAACATTTAGAATAAACAGCAGTCACGCCACGTTTAACTAATTTACCCTTTTTTTCCGAGCTACTTTCTAACTGATTCACCAATACAACAGTATAGTCAGCTTCTAGTAAAATCGGGAGGTATTTGTTTAAACATGGAACATTAAATCCTACAAAATTTGGATATGATCTAGATGATTTTGTTGTATCACCGTTTTTATTAGCATATTTCATATTTAAAACGCTTGATAGTATTCTTGCATTCCCAATTTGTTCATTGTTATTATCAATCTCATATACTTCCCAAAATGACCCAACAGCCATTAAAACAGCAGTTTTCACACCATACTCTTCTCTTTTCTCTTTGTAAATATTAAAATATTCATCGATCATACTATCTCGTTTGACCTTGGACATTTTATAGCGAATTGTAGTTACTTTTTAGTCATTTAAAAAGTTTATTTTTAAATAAATTACATCTATTTACATTTGTAAATTACATTTAAAATGGTATAAAATAAGTATTGTATTTATTAGCGGGATGATGAATTGCTATTACATTGTAATTATTATTTATTAATATAACAGAATATTCATTATCTAATAATAAATGAATGTTTTTAGCTAGTTGTGAATGTTTAAATGATGTTTTGTATATATGTTGATTAATATTTGGTACGTAAAATAAATTTAAATCACTATGTATTATTTTGTATATTTTATTTGCATTCACAAAGTTATAAAACATTCCACTTTCAGAATCATTGTGTAAAACGCAAATATTATTATTAAACATCTTGGAATATATATTGTACAACTGTCTATACTTTTCTATATTTGTTGTATTCGTTTTGATATTCGTTTTGATATTGATTTTATTTGTGGCATTTTTCATATTTATGATCCTTGTTAAAAAAAATTTGAGAAACATACACATTCTTTAAATTAATTCAATAGTAGAATGAACAGGTTTCCACGTGAAAAATGATTTAAAGAAAACACAATAATAAATATTAGAACAGTAGTAACTACAAAAGGTATTTAAAGAAAAGGTAAAGAAATATCAAATCAGACAGGTATTTAAAGAAAGTAATTCGCTATGATAAATATATTAAACGAATACGTGTTGTTGGATTTCTTTTTAGTATTTACTAGTTTTTATGATATGATACAATTTTCCATTATTAATAAATCCATTAATGATTTCTTTAATGTGAATAAGAAATATATTTTTTTACAGAAATTAAGAGAAGAATCTGATTTTGTAACTAGTTTTTTTGTTTACTTTTTTAATTTTGTAAAATCTATTGATAAAACTGTTAATAATTTCTTAAACAACAATAGTAAAAATGTACAAAATATGTTGAGTTTTTTTCCTGATAATAATTCACAATGCGAAGGTTTGAACATATCTAGAGCTGAATTTGTTGAGTTAATCCAATCCAATTACAATTATAAAGACATTTATCATTTCTTGTATTGTCCTCCCTGTTTATTATTTAAAGAAGTTCCTTTGATTGAATCGTGGTATATATTAATTCATAATAAAAGGGGTATTTATCAACAGTTGTATACTTATTTCTTTGATATTTTAAAGTATCATTTATACAATGTTAAAAATAAAAATTACAGTTTGTTTAAGCGTGTTGTTTATCATCAAATTGATAATAGTCATTTAAATGGACCCTTTTACGAACAACTATTTGATATACTTTATGAGATTGATTCAACACTATTTGTAAATGAATTGTATGATTTCTTTAATAGAAATCAAAAAAACAAGGATCATTTAGATAGTTCATATAATCACTTGGATCAGGAATATTATCATTATTATATTGATTACACAACTGATGACATGAAAATGTTATATAACAAGTATAATTTACAAGGAGTATCCTATAACTCAAAACATTTTAAATCATTGTTAAATTTAATAAAATAGTCATTAACTGTAATTAATTTATTTTATTAATTTCTTTTATTAATTTCTTTTTATTATATATATAATAAATACACAAATGAGGAGTTCTGATTTTTTCTCAAATCCATATCTTATGAGTAGTACAAAGATTTTATTAACTTTATACGCTGTACAAATTGCCCCACGTGCTCCTAGTTACATTACTGATTTGTTCAATAATACATTTGTCAAAATCGCCCTTATTGCACTTATCATGTACCTTTCTCAACATGACTTCCAATTCTCATTAATCTTCGCCATTATCCTTGTATTAGGTGTTAATGTAGCCAGCAACAGAAGTATGTTAGAATCCTATTCAAACATAAACTCAAATGATTACGCTCCTTATTCTAAAGAATATGAAAAACATGGTAATGCCACTTTAATTGAACCACAAGGTGATATCTACCCAGGATGTCTTAACACCACCCTTGATGATTTATTAAAAATGTTTGATAATAACCAACACAAACTCCAAAAGTCACTCCAAGATGCATTCTCACAACTCGTTAACGATAAAAGCTTTGTTGATATTGATGCCAAGGAACGTCTTATCAGAACAGCTCGCATGGCTGGATTACCATACAACATTGAATTAAATGACGAAAATGCACCATTCGTAGCAACCTTATTACTTAACTACGGATTCATTGTAACCCCAACATGTCAAGCCCCCAACAATTAATGTGATTTTAATAATTAAGTAATCAAAAATAAGTAAAGTAATATAATATATAATTTTTGTATATTATATTCCTGTAACTAACAACTAACAAGACTGTTTACTCAATTGTACTTTAATACTCCGTTGTTTACAATCAAGGTTTTAATATCATTTACATTCAATAAAGTTTTAAATTCATTCCAACTGTTCACTTCTGGACTGGTTACACATTTTTTGATAATTTTCTTATAAAACTGCTTTTGTAAAACACGTAATAATTCAACATTGTGAAGAATAACTGATGATTTTATTAATGTATCATCGTGTTTTACATCGATATTAATTGATGATGAAATAAATATAAACTGATTTAATATAGATCTAGATTCCACCATTTTATATGTTTTCTTAAATAATTCCTCATCAGTTTGTATGTAATCGTAATCTATTATATATAATTGTTTTAATGTATTACTATTATCCTTATCACTTAATGATTTAGAAAAACTAAACTTGTTAAAATATGAATAAGGATTCTCTAATAATATTTTCTTATAGTCCTTTTTATTATCAGGATTTATTACAAATTTAACATTATTGTTATAAATTTCCTCAATATTCTTTATATAACTATTTTTATTTATGTTGTAAAGAATCTTCATAAGTAATTCAATATTGTCATTCATGTCATAGTTCGCTATGAATAAATTATTTTTTAAAATTTGTCCAGAATTAAACTTGAATCTTTTTAATTTTAAATGATTATTATCCGAATTTGTATTTTCACTAGGAATTCCTACATTGTTAATCTCTTTTTTACATGATACTTTATCAGATTCCTCGCCAGATACTTCGCCAGATACCTCGACAGATACCTGATCTGAATCACAGTCAGAAATACATCCAGATTCACCACTTGAGTTTCTACTAGAAACCTTGCTAGAAATCTTATCAGATTCACTACTGGAGTTTCTAGATGAAACCTTGCTGGAAATCTTATCAGAAGCACTTGAATTTCTACTAGAAACCTTGCTTGAAATCTTATCAGAATCGCTTGAATTTCTACTAGAAACCTTGCTGGAAATCTTATCAGAAGCACTTGAATTTCTACTAGAAACCTTGCTGGAAATCTTATCAGAATCACTGGAGTTTCTAGATGAAACCTTGCTGGAAATCTTATCAGATTCACTACCGGAGTTTCTAGATGAAACCTTGCTGGAAATCTTGTCAGATTCACTTGAATTTCTACTAGACACCTTGCTAGATACCTTACTTGATACCTTGCTAGAAATCTTATCAGAAGTGCTAGAGTTTCTAGATGAAACCTTACTAGAAATTTTATCAGAAGTGCTAGAGTTTCTAGATGAAACCTTGCTAGAAATCTTATCAGAATCACCATCAGAATCGTTACTAGACACACTTAAACTTTTACTTGGTGTATTACTCTTGTGTCTACTAGTATTTCTACTCGAGATTTTAATAGAATCTGATTTAGCATCAGACTCAACTGTGTGATTTTTAAATTTTTGAATAAAAATTTGATCAAGTTGTTTTATATTGTTTTCTTGTGGTGAAATAACTTCGTTTTTGATAACTTCGTTTTTGATTGCTTCGTTTTTGATAACTTCGTTTTTTATATCGAGTTGAATGTCATCTGTTTGTTGAGAAAATGACTTTTTTCTAATAATAGGGATTGGTTTAGATGTTTGTTTAGGGGGTGGTGTAAGCTTTGGTGTAGGTGGTGGTTTAGGAATTTGTTTCGGTTTATCATCTAATTTTTTTTTTGAAACAAAGAAACTACTCAAAAAGGATTCCATTATATAAGTGTCATTAAAAGATTAATATAAAATAAACGAAATTTCATGTTTAATTCCAAAGTAGTTCGTATGGAAGTACATTATCACTGTCAAATGACTTTCTAATTATATATTTATCAACTGGTTTTGTATTCGCTTTATAACTTCTTTTTTCTTTTAAAACAGTATCTAAATTTCTTATGTAATTAATTATATTCTCATCTAGGTAAGGTAATCTGATTTCAAAACCATGTGAATTATTTTTGTTTTTGTAATTCCCTTTAAGTTTATTATTCCAAACGTCATTGAACCCAACACTTGAAACAAGAACCTTTAAATTAATATCCTTTAAATTATCTTTAATATATTTGAAAACACATTCGTATTCATTATCAGAATTATCCTTGTTATTAAGACTATATATATCATTTTTTTGTAATACAACAATGTGAAATTGTAGTTTTGAAGAATTGTATTTATTTTCTAAAAATGTAATAAATGTTTTATAAATAGCAATTCTATTACTTGTTGAAACTTCATCTTCTGACACATTGAAAAAAATATGAATATTATTATCATTTGATTTGTTACATTCTAACATTAAACTTGTTAATAAATAACTATCAAATAAATATCTATTATCAAATAATATACCAAAATTACCTGTATAACATCTCGATGAACATGCGTCGCAAAATAATTTTTTTATATTGTCATAAATAATACTCAACGACTGTGGATCAGTTTTAGTACTAAGTGAAATTGATTTTGTTAAAGGAGCATAATCAGTATATCTAGTAAAGTTTTTATTATGATAAGACCAATATGTACCTGGTGGAACCTCGGTTATATTATAATTTTTGTCATTTGTTATAAATTCTGGTATACTTATCATATCAGATGTAAACATGAAAAAATTATTTTTTACATTATTAATATACCATAAAGGACGTACACCTCGTTTATCACGAGCACAAAAGATATTCATTGTTTTTAAAATAAATGTATTTGTATTTTCTGTTAAAACTAAACTGAAATCCCCATTTAACATATTTAATGTTTTTTCAATACCGTATTTTATATACAATGGTAATATAACTTCAACATCACATGACGATTGAATATCCTTTTCAGAAAATTCCTCAGATTCTATTAATTGTGCATAATTATAAATAGCACCATCACATAATAACTTTCTTTTTGGTCTTGATTTTAAATCAGGATACCATTTTACTTGATGAGATATAGGATCCTCAAACGGTTGATGACCATCGTATGATTCATCATTGATACTTAACCTATGATAATTATAAATAAATGTATGTGTTAAATAAGTAGCTAACTCTGAACGTGTTAAATGCATCTTAAGAAGATCCTTTGATATTTTATTTATATTTTGAGAATGTTCAATAGTATAAGAAGTATTATCAGGACCCTTTTCTTTCATTTTTAAGAATCCTTCTGTAAATTTCATATTGTAAATTTGATAAGTTTCATCATATATAATAAATGTTAATGCACCCATTGTAGTGATTTATCTGTATAATGTAATGTTACTTGCATTATACAACTAAAGAAATTATGTTTTTTAAACATAATACAACATAATGTAATTAATTCAATTAAAACCGTTACAAGTCTTTGAAATTCATTAGATTGCGTTTTTATTTTTAACAATGATTTCATAAATATCAGTGTATTTTTGTTTTAGTAAAATCTTATCACTTTTTGATATTTTTTTCAGATTTAATTGTAATTTTATTTTTTCAAAACATAAGTCCTGGAATTTTGCATCTATAATATCATTTTCTTTTTTATTTTTAATCAAGAATGTTAATATATATTCATTGATATTTTGTTCATTTTCTTTTGAGAAAATACTAACTGATTCAACTGCTTTCTTAATGACACTTGGCTTTGTTTTTACTTTGAAATCACCATCAATATATTCAATTAAAACCGAATCTATCATACCTGACTTAATATTCCATTTGATAGAATTGTATTTTAATAATTTATTTTTAAAGGACTCCTTTAAGAAATTTGATAATTTTTCAATATTCTCTTCTTTGAATTCTTGTAAAGGTTTCTTTCTTGAAATATAATATCTAGCAAATGAATGGAATCTGTCACATTGTTCTTCAAATGTTAACAACGACCATTTTTTAAAGAACTTTCCTTGTTGAACAAATGTATCAGTTTCTTTTGTTTTTAAGAATGACACCAATTCATTATTTAAATGTTTCGTTGTGTTTTTTAAATATTTCAATGAATTAGTTAAATTCTGTTTAATTAATATGTATTTATCCAAATATTCCTTAAAGTTTTTAGTTAATAAATCATTGTATATACTAAGAGTTTTATTAACACTACCACTATTGTCATTGTAATTAATAATAATTTGTGTATCTAATTTATGTGATACATACTCATGAATATGAATATGTGTATTATTGTATAATTTACTAAACAAATAAATGATTTCTTTGTATTTTTCCTTTATTTTTTTGGATTTTAATTTTGATGCATTATATTCATATAATAATATAAGTGCATCATTGTATACTTGTTTTTGAACAGTATTTAATGTAACATTAATAATATTCTCAATGTCATTCTCTGTTGATTCCTTTTGTAATGTATATGACTTAATATCAGATTGATTTATTAAAGTATTATACAAATCATAGTAAACTTGTCCATTGTCACGTTGAGAGTTTAACCATTCTTTTCTTTTTTCAATTACTTCATCTTTATTAGAAGATGTAATATTTATATGTGGACAACGCCCGTATTTTTTAATAACACTATCATGTAAAAATAACATACCAGGAATTTCTTTGCAATCGTTATTTATGTATTCTTGATGTTCAGAATTACCGTTATTATTTCCAATAGCACCATCACCGTTTGTTTCAGATGAAAGATTTAATGTTGCAGATTCAATATGCAAATTATATAAATATTTCTGTAAATCATTTAATAAATTTTCTTGTTCATTTTCTAAAACGATATATTCGGTATTTTTTGTATAATCACCTAAATTATCATTGTCATCGTATGATTGTTTAATAATTGATTTTTTGTCTAAGATTTCTTGTATTTTTTGTTTAATTAATCCAATTGTAAGTTGAAGTGTATTTTTCATTGTTAATACAAAATTACAATTACTAATAAAATGATAGGAATTCAATTTTTAACTTTAACGCTTAATTATTTTTTTATTTTATAATTGTATTATAAGAAAGTTTTTATATGTTACCTGATAAATTGTTAATTAATTTAAGAATTTTAAGCAAAATACAAAAAAATGGTAGAATAACAAAAAGTAATGAAGGAATTATTAATTTAGAAAATACAGCCTTGTACAAGGGTGTAAAGAGATTCCTTTACAATGACAGTAGAAAACAAAGTGTTTTTGAAATTAACAGTATCATAGAAGAAACATCTGTTACATTTAATCATTTAATTAACAATAAATACATGAATAAAACTTATCAAAATACATCAGAATTTATTAAAAACTTGGAAATGATTAATTTGTTATTAAAGGAAGTAAATGATGCAAAATTAGGTGTTGAAAATTTAAGATTTACCTATCGTAATGACCAAAATATAATATCACAACTTGATATTATCATTTTAAAAATAAATAGTATTATAAGAGATATTACTTATCAATTAGAAAGCAATGGTATTAATGAAATTACTTTAATGAAAGTGACTGAAGATGAAGAATAAAATAATAATTAAGTACATTTAGTAAATTTAAATATTCTTAATTAATATTAATGAATATACCGCAACCTGTTCCAGTGTCACCTGATTATTTCAATGTCAAAAATACAACGATAAACGCAACAACAGATGATATCAAGAACCCTGTTAATATTTTACAACAGGAAAAAAGTAAAATAACAACAAATCCTCTTATTACAGGTACGTCCGCACCTACACCAACGAAAACATCTGTGTCTGCGCTTTCTTCAGTTGTATCTCATCAAAAAAGTAATATTGTTACAAATGCATTTATAAGAGATGAGCAAAAACAAATGGAAATAAATTCCTTAGAAAACGAAGTAAATGATATTATTATTAAAAATTACAACGACAATATTACCAGTAGTATTAGTAATTTAAGTTTATCAGAAATAAATGCAAATATTAGCAAATCGTGTATTGGTATATTAGATGATATATTTGATAAACCTAAAAGTACAACATGGGGTGAATATATTCAAATTATTTTGAAAAAAGACCAAAGGTATACATATATAGGATTTTTACTTATATTTATTGCATTTTATATTTTATTGGTTTCAAATTAGCGTGGTGGAAAATAGGGACTACGTCGTAAATTACAAATTGAAAACTTGTGTGCGAAATTTTGCTAATAATTATAAATAAAACTCATAACAAAACCATGAAAACACGTGTTATTAATTTTATTTACAATTATTAGCAAGGTTTCGCACAAAGGATATTAAGATTATCTTAATAATTATACATTTATTTTTTTCATTTTTCGTCGCGTGAACCCATTACCATGTGACGTAGTCCACTTACTTTTCGTCGCGTGGGGTCGAGTGACTAACGTCACATCATGGGTGTGAACCCATTACCCCACTAATGTATCCGTTTGGTAGAATTTTAAATGATGGTTCGCAATCTTTTGTTGATTTATCAAGTACTACAGTGTCAACACGTTCTACTAAATTACTATCAGCTGGAATGTATTTTGCAGACGCACATAATGAATTGTTACGTGTTATGCCTTTTAACTCGTTTTCTAAATTAATATTTTTTTCATTTACACCAATTGGAATATAGGATATAAATGGTGGGGTGAAATCATTGCACTTGTTTTTGTTTACGTACATTGAATTATCAGTGTAGTAATCAAAGATACTTCCATTGCTTTTTGATTTTTGTTGTAGATAACAATTGTCATATATACCTTTATTCATTAAACATCCCTGTGTATTCATGACTAAATGTTTTGTATTAAATAAATAAATTAATTTTTAGGTTTGTAAACTTTTTATTTTTTAAATAATAATTATAATGGAAAATACAATGGAAACTACATTTTATCAATATTTAAATAAATACAATCAGATAATTAGTAATAACAGTGATTTGTCATTTGATAAGGAATTTTGTTTGTATGATACAATAGATACAGTAGATACTATTTGCACCGCTGATACTATTTATGATTTAACAGATTATAAATCCAGAATAAACAATATAATTATTTTTTTTAAAAGATATCCTGGGATATTAGAATTGTTACCAGATGATATGTTAAATAGCAGAAAAATAAAATTTATTTTGATGTGTAATTATGATAATGTTTTTTTTGATAAGGATATTTTTTTAAATGTGTGGATGGATTACTTTAAGTGGAAATTGACTTATTCAGAATTAGATCAACCTGAAAGGTAATTACTTATTATTAATTAATTAATTAATTATTTCTATTTTTTTTGTATATTTTTTTTGTATATATTAATATATATAATAATATAATAATTATGATGGATATGATCGGAGGTGGTATTTTTGAAAGAAAAAATCAAGTTTATTTTACGCTTACTCTTTTTATATTTATGATTGTAGCAACTGGGCTTGTAAGTGCTCATTTCTACTGGACAGGAGTTTC